AGTAGGAGCGATGTCATGTTCTCCACCTTGGTTATAACCATGACCACGTTGGATTATTTTAGGTTCTTGCCCACCACCTTGCATTGTGGATAGAGTGGGAGCTAGTCCATTTGTATCATATACTCTTGAGTTTTGGTCATGATTTCCAGGCAATTTCCCTGCGATTAGAATTCCATGCTTATCTTGCGTAGTCAAAGTAAACATAGGTTCTTCGTTAGACTTACACCTGCACCCATTTTGTCGTTTATCCGTGCAATCAGGAGTTAAAACAGGTATGGCTATCTTTTGCCCCTCTCCCTTGTTGGTTGTGAGTGTGGGAGCCAATCCAGCTGATTCATAAACCTCTCCATTCATCCCATTTCCTGAAGGATGGATGTTTCCGATAGACCTCACTTTCTGCGATTTACTTTCAATAATGTACGCCCCTGCTCCTTGTGAGTTGCCATATCTGGTTGTAATGGTATTGCTGTACTGCTTTTTGATTGAATTAGCTTGCTGGCAACTTTTTGAGAGAGGAAAAACTCTTCTGGTACATTCTCCTCTAAGATGTCCGATAACGAACACCCGTTCTCTGTTTTGGGGTACTCCAAAATCCTTGCTGTTAAGGATTTGCCATTCCACATTGTACCCCAGTTCATCCAAGGTTGAGATAATGGTCTCAAATGTAATTCCGTTTTCGTGATTGAGGAGTCCTTTGACA